GCTGGAAGAAAAAGAACGGCCCAACAAAAAGACCGGTGAGGATGCTCTTCCGGATGCTCTCTACTTCTGTTTAAAGAAGATAAGGGATGATGGTCTAGAAAACTACTATGACCAGTTCACCCCAGTAGATGTCTGGTCTAGAAAGAACTATGACCAGTCAACTCGGATGAATATAAACAACTCATCTCTAGAGAGTATTCCATTTGAAGAGGACATTCTTCAACCCTTTCACAAGATCTTTGGCGGACAGCTATATGGCTATCCGAAACCAAAGACCGTTCAAGTGACCGAACTTGAGGAATTCCTCAAACAACACGAGACAGACCCTTTCCTTCCAAAGAAGGCTTGGAACCTGTCCAATATTGAACTTGAACCCCCTCCCACTCTAGGAAAACCTATTGAGGACGAGGGTCCCGGGCCACCAGGACTGGATAGATCCCCTAGCCTTCTACCAAGTAGAAGTGCCTCAGAGGGTCAGTCCCAGGAAAAATCCAAACCTTTTCACCACACACGAAGTGTTAGTGAAGGGCCAGAATTACCAGAACAAAATTCTGAGCGCCCAAATCTGCCCAACATACCTAGTCCCGAACCAATTCAAATCCTAATTAAAGAGGCTATCGAGAAAACAGTAAACGAAGTGTTTACCCCTCTCGATCCCTCTGATTTGAAAGATGATTCAGGTATCCCTTCTTTCTCTAGTAGTTTAAACTACAGAAGAACTGATGGAGGGGCGGCACAGGATTTAATTGATCTAGAGGAGGGTTATCGTCACGAAGACGATGCCTCTAATCAAAGTGGAAGAAAGACACGTGAGCGTCTCGATCCAACCCATGACCTAATCTCAATGTTCTTCCACCCCCGAAGAGGGGTGCTCCCGATATACGGGAAGAGAATCAAATTGACAGGAAGGTATGTAAAGTTCGGTCGATCTGTTGATGCTAGAGTAGCACCAATACTTGAGCCATGTAAGGTTAGGTGGGTGAGTATCGGTCCCTCACAGGAGTACTACCGAGCGAAAGCTTGGCAGAAAACTGTATGGGGACAGTTACACAAACACCCTACCTTCGCGCTCACAGGTCGTCCAATTCGAGACGATGATATGAATAAGTTCAAATATCAACGTTACTTACTTAGTGGCGACTATAAGTCAGCCACAGATGCCCTCGACCCTCGATGGTCGAACTTTGTGTTTAAAACAATTACAAGACGCGTTTATAAAAACGCAACCAGCAATAATTCCCCACATGGCAGTATAGAGGAGCGTATAAATGGTTGTATAGCGATGCTAACAAACCATACCCTCCACTACAAGAAAGGAAGAGGTGAAGAAGTCTCATTTTACCAGAAAACTGGTCAATTAATGGGATCCTACCTTTCCTTTCCCGTACTGTGTATCTTAAACGCTGCAATCAATCGGATTTACCTTGACCCAACCAATCAGACACCTCTCAAATCATTAGCTATGCTAATAAATGGAGATGATGTACTCATGGCGTCAAACAATGATTTCTCCGACTGGGCGGACCACATCAAGTATGTGGGCCTCCGCCCCTCTGCAG